GTTCAAGCTATGATGCTACTAAAACTACAACTTCTTTTGCGGCATACCATCAAGAAGATGGTGGCGATCAAAGTTTATTTTATTCAACATCAAGAGATTTAGCACAAAGCACAGGAGTTCAAAGATTAGTTGATAATATTGGTAATGCTAATGATGAATGTACGAGTGGGTATTTATTTTTATTCAATCCTTCATCAACGACTTTTGTAAAACATTTTATTTCTGAATTTAGTCAAACAACTCACCATGCTCAATGTTGGCGGCATAATGTTAATGGATATTGTAATGTTACTGCCGCAATAGATGGAGTTCAATACAGTATGTCAAGTGGCAACATAGATTCTGGCACTATAAAACTTTATGGAATAAAAGGTAGCTAATGAGTATTGTAAAATTAAATAATAGATCAGTAAAAGATATAACAGCTTTTGGTTCAATATCTTCTTTAGGTAGTCTTTCACATATTGCAACACAAACAGCTTCATCATCTGCGAGTGTAAGTTTTACATCAGGAATTGATAGCACTTTCAAAGAATATATTTTTTATTTTGTAAATATTCATGCGGCAACAGATAATAGTGAGTTTTCTTATGCTTTTAGTTCTGATGGTGGTTCTAGTTATACTTCTGTCCAAAAACAAACCACATATTTTAGAAGTTATCATTATGAAGATGGTAGTAGTGGTGCTGCATTAGATTATAGAACAGGACAAGATACAGCACTTGGAACAGGGAAACGACCATTATCAGAGGGTCAGGGAAATGCTAATGATGAAAGTTTATCAGGTTTTTTTCATTTATTTAACCCAAGTGATACAACATTTGTAAAACATTTTATTGCTCAAACAAATTTTACAGGAAGAACAGAATATACAATGGATTGTTACACAACTGGATATGCAAATTCTACTAGCGCAATAAATGCAGTTCAGTTCTCTATGGATTCAGGAAATATAGATAGTGGACAGATATTGCTATTCGGATTAAATTAACATAAAAAGGATATATTATGCCAAGATATAAATTAGTGAATGGAGAACGAATACAGCTTACTGCTGAAGAAGAAGCACAAAGAGATCAAGAAGAAGCTGATTGGGAAGCTGGTGCTTTTGATAGAGCTATGTCTAACTTACGACAAGATAGAAATAGAAAGTTAGCAGAAACAGATTTTTATGCTTTATCTGATGTAACAATGTCAGATGAAATGAAACAATACAGACAAGACCTTAGAGATATAACTGAGGGTCTATCAACAAAAGAAGAAGTAGAAGCAGTAGAATTTCCAACCAAACCATAAGGGGTTTCATGCAACTTTCAAAACATTTTAAATTAGAAGAATTTGAAAAATCAATGACAGCTACTCGTAAGGGTATTGAGAATAAAGCTGGGTCAGGTGAAATAAAAAACCTTACTGATCTTTGTTATGGGGTATTAGAACCTGTACGAGCAAAGTTTGATAAACCAATTACAATAACATCAGGGTATAGAAGTCCTGAGTTATGCGAAGCCATAGGTTCAAAAGCAACATCACAACATACAAAAGGAGAAGCGGCTGACTTTGAGATAGCTGGTGTTTCTAATTTACAAGTCGCACTATGGATTCAAAACAATACAGACTTTGACCAACTTATACTTGAATTTTGGAAAGAGGGTGAACCTAATAGTGGTTGGGTACATTGTTCTTTTAAAGAGGGTTCAAATAGAAAACAAGTATTAACATTCGATGGCAAATCATATACTAATGGATTACCTGATGCTAAATGGCGAGATGGTAAATTACAAAACTAGGAGTTAAAATGGCACTAACAAAGAAACAAAAGAAACTTCCAATGGCTTTACAAAAAGCTATACTGAAGAAACAAAAACAAACTAAAAAACCAAAAAGGAGAAAATAATATGCCTTATCATACAGGAAAAGGTTCTCATGGCGGAATGAAGAAGAAGAAGAAAAAAGCTAAGAAACCAAAAATGAATAGAAGAAAAAGATAATGGTTAAGGTTGCGTCTATTAAAAATATAATAAAAGACCTTACACCAAGACAACAAAAAGTGATGCGTAGCCATGCTCGACACCATACAATTAAACACATGAGAAGTATGGCTAGGCTAATGGGTGGGAGAAGAAAACTTAATTTTTCACAAGCACATCGAGTTGCTATGAGGACAATAGGGAAATGAGTGGATTTACAACAACAACAACTTTGGCTGAGATGATAAACAAAAGACCAATTAGGAAAAGAAGAAGAAATGTCAAAAAAAAGAAAAAGAAGAAAAGTACCAAAAGATAAAGAAACTGATTTACCTAAAAAGTATTTATCAGGTCTTAAAGGTGGTGCTAGATCACAAAGAGCAAGTTTGATTAAATCTATGTCTGATGCTTACAAAAGAGGACAAAAAATACCAAGATCAATGTTTAGGGCGAGGGCAAGAAGTGGCTATTAGAAGAAAACCTTTATCTGCAAGAGTAGTTTCTGTTTTGAGATCAAAAGCAAAAAACAGAAAAAACATAACTTTAGGTATGCTTAAAAAAGTATATCGTAGAGGACAAGGTGCATATTTATCATCAGGTTCAAGACCAAGAACTTCAATGGCTAGTTGGAGTATGGGTCGTGTAAATTCTTTTTTGCGTGGTAGTAGAAAACATGATACAGACCTAAGAAGAAAGCGAAAAAAATAACAATGAAAACAACTAAAGAAAAATTTGTAGAGATTGATGGTAGAATTAAATTAGTAAATCAAAAAATTGATTTGATAATTAAGAACCATCTACATCACATGAAAAAAGACATTGATAGAATTTTATATAGTCTTGGTGCAATCGGATTATTAGTTCTAGGTCAATTACTTTACTTACTCACCAAATAGTTGTATAGGTCTTATATGACCTATGACAAGATACTTTGTATTTCTGATTTACATATACCAGCACATCACCCTCAAAGTTTTGATTTTTTAAAAGCATTAAAGAAAAAAATTAAACCTGATTTAGTTGTAAATGGTGGAGATGAGTTAGATAAACACGCATTATCTTTTCACGATTCTGACCCTGATTTACCTAGTGCTGGAGATGAATTAAGAATTAGCAAAAAATATATATGGAAACTTAAAAAAATATTTCCTGATATGATATTATTACACTCTAATCATTCGTCATTAATTTATAGAAAAGCTTTGAAACATGGTATGCCTAGAGCATATTTAAGATCATATAATGATTTTTTAGAGGTAGATAAAAGATGGAAATGGGTTGATGATTTAAATGTAAAATTATCAGATGGTTCAGAGTGTTTCTTTACGCATGGAGTTTCGGCAGATGGTATTAAATTGGCGATGCAGTATGGAAAAAATGTTTGTCAGTTTCATTTTCACTCGAAGTTCAACATACAATTTTTTAGTAATCCTGATAATTTAGTTTGGTCTTTACAATGTGGTTGCTTAACAAAACAATCTTCATACAACTTCCTATACTCAAAAAACCATAGGTTGCGTTTTGTTATAGGAACAGGTGCAATAATTGGTGGACAACCAAGATTATACCCAATGATACTAGATAAGAATGGAAAATGGATAGGAAAGATAGTATAGAACAAATATGGGGTCTAAATCGAACAAAGAGGGGTCAAATTTAAGCAAATCAGCTTTAGATAGGCAAGTACAAGGGAATTACTATAAATCGCTTAAAATACAGCCCATAGAGTTTATAACAGCTAATAATCTTTCGTTCTTTCAAGGAAATGTAATCAAATATGTTTGCAGATACGATAAGAAGAATGGAATACAAGATTTGAAAAAAATAATTCATTATTGCGAATTACAAATAGAACTTATAAAAGAATAGTATGTGGTTAAGTGCTTTAAAATTAGGAATGAATGCGGCAACGCATATCTATAAAAAAAGACAAGAAACTAAAATGCGTATGGCAGATGCACAATATCTACACGCAGAAAAAATGGCGAAAGGTGAGGAACAATATCAAGGTAAATTGTTAGAAGCTAGACAAAATGATTACAAAGATGAGGTAGTTTTATTTATTCTCACTTTGCCAATATTAGTTTTAGCTTATGGTGTTTTTTCTGACGATCAACAAGCGATGGATAAAATAAATCTTTTTTTTGAGCATTTTCAAGCACTCCCTACTTGGTTCACTAATTTATGGATAT